TGTCCCGCCCTCGGCTCGGCCTGGGTAGTACGGCTTGATTAGGTGTGGGATCGGTATCGCATCGGCAAACGGCGCGTTGACTAGCTCGTCGGGCAGGATGTAGCTACATCTCGGCCACAGCTTATTGTCGTCGACGACGGTTACAGCGTTGGTATTATTCGACCATAGTTTCATTTTGTTATCCTTTCTACTGCGTCAATCCTTTTTCCAATCCAAGCCATGCACGGCACGGCCATAGAGTTTCCAAGAGCCTTGTATCGTGGACCATCAGGGCACTGATCGGCGGGCTTGTTACGCCAAGGAATCATCGTGTGATCGTCTGGAAATCCTTGGAGTCGCTCGCATTCTCTTGGCGTGAGTCTGCGTACTGCCATCCGATCCGCAGGGTTAATGACTCCGCCAGTATGACAAACATCCGAAGCAGTTGAACGAATTGGCACAGCTTTGTCTTGTAAGCATTGATTGTAGGTATCAACTGCAACTGCAACCTGATTATCACCCATCTCCTTGCGCAATGTAGGAGATAGCTCCTTTACAAATCTGCTCTCGTTGCCTTCCCTAGTTGCGATGCCAGGTTCGAAGGCAATCGCCTCTTGCACCAACGGCACATTCCCACCACCCGTTCCGTATCGTGATACGCAACTAGGAGCAACATCGTGCGGTCCAGTAACTCGGCTGTCGCTGGGGTGGTTCTCGTAGAGGACAGCTATTCCGCCTTGATTGCAACTAGGATCTAGTCCTCTGGATGTATCCAATGTTTTAGATAGATCAACTTGGTTGCATCCGCTGATTGGATTCTTACTCTTCATGCTATTGCTTGAAAGGCTGTCGAACGCAAAAGCAATAGCGTGCTTATCACCCTTGGTCAATGTAGGACAAGGATCACCTAGCTTACCAACTCCAAGCCCATTACCCTTGCCGTCTTGCTTGTCTCCACGCTTGCCAGCGTTGCGGGTGGCTTGGTCGTGGATGGGGATGGCAACGGCGTGGGGTCCTCGGGCTACTAGGGAATCCATTGTTTCGCTATGGGCGATATGGGGTTTGTACTGAGCGTTCTCTCCTTGGTTAAAGGCAGCACGATCAATGACAATAGGGGAAGCAACCAAGTCGGTCGCATCCTTGTAATCCTTAGCCATCATCGTGGATGCAGAGCCGTCGTCGGAGTATTCCCCGAACGATAGTTTCCTGAAGGCACTAGCCTCTAGCACGGAGTTAACTTGCTGGGTTACTTCGCTTGATTGGGGGCTTCGGCTTGGGTCGTTACTAGCTGTAAGGCTTGGCGCAACATTGGCGGCAATTCCTTTCCTCGCTTCTCGGCTCGGCGCAGTATCCCTGCGCACGCTTTCGGACTCAAATAGAACCTTTGCGGCAAGGTTCCCTTCTCCAAGATGTGCGACAACGAACACACGTCTGCGTCTTTGGGCCACTCCGAACCATTGAGCGTCCAGCACTCGGTATGCCCACTCATACCCCAACTCCCCCAACGCTCCGAGGAAGGAACCAAAATCTTTTCCTCCGTTAGACGACAAGACACCGGGGACGTTTTCCCAGACAAGCCATCTAGGTTTGAGACGTTCAGCGATTGCAAGGTATGTAAGCATAAGGTTGCCCCTTGGGTCTTTGAGTCCTTGCCTAAGTCCTGCGACTGAAAATGATTGGCAGGGCGTGCCTCCGACCAGAAGGTCGACTGTTCCGCTTGATATATTCCATTGTTCATATTTACTCATATCTCCTAGGTTTGGTACTTCCGGCCAATGATGCTTCAGCACCGCTGACGGGAATGGTTCAATTTCTGAAAATGCAACAGGCTTCCATCCGATAGGCTCCCAAGCCTTGGACGCTGCCTCTATGCCAGAACAGACAGATAGGTACTTCACTCCACCATCTCCTTAGCTATCAAAGCCACCGCATCCACCATAGTAATGATCTGGATAAAGTTAACTGACCGACCATGCGTAGCTGCGTTGCGCTCTTCAACCAACCTCTCCCTTGCGGTCAGCAGCATATCCCTCGCCCAGCGTAGTCTCTGTTTTTGATCGTCAGTCATACTTTTTCAAAAGCTCCAGTAAGTAGGTTAAGGTTCCAGCCATTGCCGTGAAACTTGTCATACAACATCTGGTTCATGATCCATGCGAGGGGTGACACGTTGGTTTCCAGCAGCCGCCCAGGCTGGCAGGCGTTACGCTCCAGCAACTCGGCTAGTGCCTTCACCTCTAGCCGTGCGTATTTGTATAATGCTTTCATGCTGTTTCTTCACCCACCACAGCGTCAAAGCCCTGCTCTTCGGCGTGGTAGGTGTTTGTTTGTACCCGAAGCCAATCTGGTTTGGCAATAGGTTTCTTGCCTGTGAACGAAGTTTCTGTGAATAACGCATTGTTACCTGGCACACACGTCATCCGTCCATTATGCAGGGCGATGAAATGGTGCGACTTAGTTTGACTTGGCTCCAAACTGTAGGCATCGCCGTACGGCTCGGCGGTAAACATATAGCTCCCACCCATCCACTCCTGCCTGCTGGCGATCCACACGTTGCAATCCAACTCCCGCAGGTAATCGTATTCGATGGTGGAAAAGTTGTAGCCAAAGCAATCCCAGCGTTGTGCGTCCCGCAACTCCCACTTGTGGGAATGTCCTGCCGGATCGTGGCAGATAGCGGACAAGGGTAAGCCTCGGTAAAGCGCACCACACTTTAACATCACAGTGCAAGCCCAAGCTCGGTGCGGCACGCTGGACAACCCAAACCAAACCGCATCCTCCCAGCCCTGCGTTTGGCCTTGACTCATCACGGACTTATCCACCGACACGTATTGGTGGCGGGGTAGGTTGGCGGCGTGCGTCATCGCCAAGCAGGTCCAGTTAGCCAAGCCACTAGCACCCAGCGTGTACCAAAGATCGGCGCACGCGCACGATGTTCGATGTAGGATGGGAACCAGCATCCTGCCCCCTGCTCGCGGATAAACCGCACGTTCTCGATGTCGGCCTTAACTTGCAGTCCACCGCCCAGGTACTCGGTCGGGGCGGATAGGTTAACCACTGCGGTCAGCTTGCGGTCAGATCCAGTAAAGGTATCCCAATGCCAAGAGAACTTCTGCAACGGCGAGTAGCGCAAGATCTGCAACTGCTGCACCCCCGTCACGTCGAAGCGGTAATGCTCGGCGTTGATGATGTCTGTAAGCTCTCGCATCACTTTGTAGATCCACTCGTAATGTTTTGCGAATGGTATCCAGCAGGACGTACAGGTTCGCGTACGGGATACTGTACGTGTCACCCCATCCTTGGCCAGCACCGGCGCACGTTTCATGCCGATCACTTGCGCATCTTGGCGCAGCATCATGCACTGAGTCGGGGTCAGCACATAGCGGTCAACTGCCGCCGTTAATACTTTTTGTTTGAACTCACTCACGAAATAACTCAATGATGTACTCGATCATCTTGATGGTGATGTAGGAGGCGGTTGCCACGATTGAGACAAACACCGCCATGAACAAGGTCGTCCAAGCGAAGAAGGTGAACAAGTCGCCCAAGAAGTTAACGATGTGCAAAGTCATACTTCCATCATCCTCAAAAGGCGGCGCGTGTCGATATCAATTCCACTAGCCCTGCACCACCACGTCACCGTTCCATTCTTAAAGTCGCGTAGCAGTTTACGGATCTCCAGCGTGTTATTATATTCAGAACACTCGGGTAAATCCCGCCCTGTGTAGCAAGGTATAACCTTCATGCCCTTCACCGCCCCTCGCCGGCGTAGTAACCGCAAGTCCTCAATGGCTCGCAGTGCCACCTCTCCCGCCAGTTGTTGTAAACGATCATCACGATGTCCCCTGGTTAGTTGCTTCGATCTCATTTCTTCTTACGTTGTGCCTTATGCCAAAGAGCGTACTCGTTCCAAAGCCTGCAAGCCTCGTTGGCCGCCTCCAACGTCTCAAAGAGATCCTGCAACGGCGGAAAGCCAGTCGGCGGACGCGAGCCGTAAAGTCGTGGACCAATGACGTTGCCCGCCATCGTGTGTAGCCTGAATCGACCACACTCCTCGACAACCTTAATTTCCGTCACCGCCCTAGCTCTTTTAACTTGGCCTCATCCGCCGCAATCGTGGCCGCTAATTTATCCAGATTATTTGACTGCCCAGCGTAGTGAATGATAAAGCTGTGTTTGTGGCGGTCTAGGCCGTACTGCTCCTCCACCGAGGTCATGCAGTTGTAGGCGGGGTCTAACCCCGACAGCGGAATGTCCCACAGGTGCGCTTGGATGTTCGCCCAGGTTTGCATCCCAAAGTGGTCAGGAACCACACCCAGCGGGGGTAGGCTCAAGAGTCCCACGTGCTTCCGGCGTATGGCAAACACGCCAAAGTTAAAGTAGTAGGTAGGCGTAATTGTACCGCCATACTGCGCGGCCAGCTTCTTCATCCCCTCCTTGCGGTCTAGGAAATCCCCTTCATCAAAGGCAATAAAGCCGTCATTGCCCTCCTCTTTGGGGTTAGCAAAGTCATCGCAGTCTTTAGTCACCAAGCAATCAGCGTCGATGTAGATACACTGCTCGTACCCCCGACCTACCAGTATATTCCCAATGAGCGACTTGTTATAGTCTTTGGGGTCCATCACCGAACGGTTGATACAGATAAAGTCTATCTGATTACGCTTGGCGAAATCCTCGATGCGGGGTTGGGTAAGCGAAAGAACCTTATCCCA